CCGCACAAGCGCCCACTTGCCGCTGCCCGTGCCGGATTCCTTCCACAGGATCAGCCCCTCGCCGGTCGTGCCCGTCTTCAGCCCAGTGCTCTCGCACGCCACGAACTTGTCGTCAGCCTTGTCTACCGTCACCTTGCACTGCACCACGCCACCAACCGCCACCTTGCCGATCTTCCCCGACTCGATCGGCTCCACGGCCACGCACCACGCCGTCGTGGTCGCTGACGGCGTGCCGCCCTGCAAGACGGGCATTTCCTCGAACGACGCCGTAGCACCGCCTGCCGACGACGTAGGCGTGATCTCGACTCCCGTGATTGCCAGTACGCCCCAGCGAGCGACGGTGGTGGACGCCTTTGCGTAGCACCATGTATACGGCTTGAGCACCGGCGAGCCGGGCACGCCTTCCGTGCCGGGATTGGCACCGAGCACCAGGTCAGCAGCGTCTTGCGCCCGATTCCACGCACGGGCACTTATCGCACCGCGTAGCGGCTGGCCCTGCTCTAGGCGTCCGTCTGGGCGAGGCATCAGGTTACCCCGATGCCGAGGGCCGAGAAGTTCGAGTCTTTGTAGACCTTGTTGACGTACACCGCCCTTGGCTTTTTCAGCAGCGAGCCGCTCGACACGGCGTCCTCATATCGCACCCACAGATACTCGTGACCTTTTTTTGAGATCCCCGTGATGTCGCCGATGGTCTCGCCAGTCACGTTTTTCGACGCTGCGAAACGGAACGAGAGCGACCACGGGCCGCTGCCCTTTTGGTCGTCCCACTCCTGCGATCCCGAGCAGCCGAGAAACAAAACCTCGCCCGCTTCAAAGCCACGGAACGCTGCGTTGTTCGTCGTGCCTGTCACGCCAGCCACGCCGCGAATCCAAGCACTCGTCACGTAGCTGCTCGGCACGTCGTACGATTCCTGCCACGACAACTGCGGAACGACAATGTCCACGCCGTTGACGCCGTTTGAATCGACGCCGATCGCCTTCTGCTGGTCGGGTGCGTTACTGCCGAAGCGAGACTCGGCTTCCGCCTGCGTCTTGTGTTGCGTCCCGCCGGTCGTGTCGAACGAGCGAGCACGCTTCAGCGGTGCGGTCGCGTCATCATCGGCACCCGTCTTCTCGTAGTTGATCGTCAGCTGCCAAGCCTCGTCGCCGAGGTATGAGACAGAGTAAGACTCTGCCATCAGCTGCACGCCCGGCACGCCTGGGTATTGCCAATACCTACCGTTCGCGCTCACCTCTGCGTTGATTGCAGAGTGCAGCGCCGTATCGTCGGCGGTGCCGAAGATCTTGTAGCTCTTCACGTACGACGACGCAGCCTTCTTGCCCTTGCGGACAATCGTCGCCTGCCGAGAGTCGCCGTCTTCTACCCAGACTAGGCTCATGCTGCCACTCCTGCTTGCCCCTGCTGCACAAGCTGACCAACACCCTTCGCCGTCTCTTCCGCAGCCTTCGCCGTGCGTTCCGCCAGCGACGAGCCAAAGCCCATGCCGCCGAGGTTCGCCGAGAACGTGCCGGCGACTTCGCTCTTGCTGACTGACGAGTCAGCACCCGCAGCACTGGCACCGGCAGTCGCAGCCTTCTTGGTAGCGTCTTCCGTCGAAGCGTTTGCGGTCGCCACGTTCACGCGCGAGAACGCTGCGTAGTAGGCGTCCAGTAGCTTTGACTCCACGTCGCCGCCGACGTTGCCACGCTCAATCAGTGCGTCAATGCTTGCGCCGATGTTCGTTATGTCGTCCAGCGATGACGCCGACCCGAGAGCTTCCATCAGCTTGGCAGCTGTGGCGGCGTCCTTCCGGCGTTCACTCGCGCCGGTCGTGGCTTCAGCCAACTTTCCTTCCGCCGCCTCGACGCCAGCACGACGGTCGTCGGCTCGCTGCTGGTTCGTCGCCTGCCTGCCGTCCTTGGTCGCCTGTGCGTCGTCTCGAATGGCTTGCTCTCTGTCCTGCCGGTCCTGCTCTCGCTCTGCGTTTTGTTCCGCAGCCTTTTCCGTGCGGCTCTCGATGCCTGGACGTTCCTGCCGTCGCTGCTCTGCACGGGCGGCGTTCTCATCCTTGATCCCTTGAACCCGCTCTTCCGTGTCCTTCGCCCCAGTGATGAATCCCTGAACCCTCGTCCATGCGATCTGGATGCCAGCCACAAGGTTGTCAAAAGTCGCCATCACGCCGTTAGCGATGTTGTCGAAGAACCCGAGGATGTAGGCTCCCATCGTGTTGAGCAGCGACGCGGAGTTCGTGTAGATCGTGTCCCATGCGATGTAGATGCCCGAGCCGATATCTGTGAAGACGTCCTGAAACGCTGCCACCCACGGATCGACGTAGCTCATCAACGCTTCGGTGCCACGCAACCAGCCAGCGACAAGCCCAGCCCAGAGAATGTCCATCGCACCCGACAAGTCGCCGGCAGCGACGGCCTCGTAGACGCCGTTGAATGTCGTCGTTGCAGTCGTGGCGAGATCGCCCAAGACGACGATGCCGTCAGAGATCGCTGTAGAGAAGCCGCCAGCAATGGCACCGCCAGCATCAGAGACGTATCCGGCAAGGCTAGAGAATGCCCCTGTGATCTGCGGCGCAAACTGCTTGACGGCAGCACCAACGCCCAACGCAGCCGCAGACAAGAGCAGCAGCGGTGCCAGAGGTGCCAGCCACGCAGCGGCGACGGCAGCGGCAGACGCCACAGAGCCAGCGACAGCCATTGCGCTGGCGGCAAGGTACGAGCCAAGCCCCGCGACGGCAGACGCAACGAATGCACCCACGCCACGCAGAGCAGAGCCTACCCACGCCGCCGACATCGCAGCCGTTGACGCAATTGTCTTGCCGACAGCACTCGTGAGATTGGCGGCGTACTGTGCCATCCGTGCCGTCACGCCGGACGCCCACCATACGAACGACTTGTAGGTGAGCGTCAAGCCGCCGACGATGTCAGCCGCAAACACCGCCATTGACTTTCCGACAGCGACGAACGGTGCCGCCAGCGGAGCAGCCAGCCTCGATACGGCTGCGGCAGTCGATGCCGTGCTTTGCGCGATGAGCGTGGCAGCACTGCCGACCGTTGACGCCGCGAACTTGGACGACGCACCCGCCGTCTTCATGGATGCCGAGAACGCATTGGCGAACGTGTCAGCCCCCACAGAAGACGTGATCCATGCCGCTGCCGTAGCACCAGCCCGAGAGATCGTGATCGCCTGCACGCCAGCAAGTGCGCCGGTGTAGTAGGTGATCATCGCCTTGATGTGCGACAGGAAACCGGCACTTGAGGCGATGCCGGTGGCGGCCCACGTCGCCGCCACCACTCCTAAACGGCTTGCGGTCGCAGCAGCCATTCCAGCGAGCGATGACGCATACACAGAAGCAGCGGCACCGGAGCGGGCAACGAATGCTGTGACAGAAGCAGACGCCTTCAGCATTGACGAGCCGATAGCGTTCGCCAGCTTCAGCGTCTCAGGCATCGCCAAGGCGAAGCTCTTGCCGACGCCCGAGGCTGCGCCGATCAGCATAGTGAGCGGCGACAGAGCGAAAGATGCCGCCTTGCCGATTCCGGCAAAGCCGAACGACGTCACCAGGAGCGACAGCCCAAGGCTCGTCATCGCACCGCCGATACCAATGGCAGCGACTGCCAGCTTGGCGAACCCGGCGACGGCTTCCTTGTTCTTGCTGATGAAGTCCGTCAGCCCGTCAATAAACCCCGTGATGAACGGCAACGCACTTGCGAGCGCCGGTGCCACGGCATCCGTAATGGCAATCGCCATTCGTTGCATCGCAGCCAGCACGCTAGAGAACGAGCCGGACAATCCCGACATCACTAGCTTGTACTTCTCGCCCACCGGCAGAGCGGATGCCATCGCTTCCCGCATCGCCGTGAATCCATCCACGCCTTCAGAGGCGAGGATCGACGCCGCACGAATAGCGTCAGCACCGAAGATACGGCGGAAGATGTCGTCCTTCGCCGTCTGGTCTAGCCCGCCCATAGCCTGATTGAGCGTGCCGATGATCTCCACCATCGGCTTCATCTGGCCGTCTGCACCACGGAACGAGGCGACAGACAGCCCGAGTTGATCCAACGCACCCACGGCATCGTCAGCCGGTGCCATAAGCCTCATCAGCATCGTCTTGACGCTGGTGCCTGCGTCCGACCCCTTGACGCCAGCATTGGCAAGGATTGCCAGCGTTGCCGACAGATCCTCGATGCTCTGCCCCGCCAGCCCGGCGACCGCAGACGACATCGAGAACGCTTCCGACATCTGAGCAATCGACGTGCTGGACGCATCCGCAGCCGAGGACAACGCATTTGCGGCGACGTCGGACGATACCCGGAACACGTTCATGGCGTCTGACATCACCACAGCCGCCTGGGCGACGTCCATCTCGCCGACCTTGGCGAACTCTAGCGCCGTCTTGCCGGCACCGCCGAGCACGGAATCAAGCGACATGCCAGCCTTGAGAAGCTCAAGCATGCCCTGTGCGGCTTCCGTCGGCCCGACGCCGAGAGCCTGCGACATCGCCATTGACGACGCCTTGATCTGGTCGATCTGCGCCGCAGTCGCACCCGTGCTCGCCCGAATGTTGAGCAGCGTCGATTCAAACGCTGCACCCTGACGCACGGCAGCGGCGATAGGTGCCGCCATGCCAATGCCAGCCGCAGCCAGCTTGCCGCCGCCTGAAGCAAGCGAGCGGCCCATGTTGCCGAGCGACTTGTTGACCTTGTTCAGCGCCGAGAAGAACTTCCTCGGATCGGCACCGATCTCGACAAACACGCCGCCGGCTTTGACTGCTCCTGCGCTCATACGTGTTTCTGCCAGTCCTTGCCGAAGAGGCGTTTCAAGTCATCAGGCGTCGCCTGTCGTGGCTTCGGCTTTTTCGCGTACGGGTTGAACTTCCTTGGGTCGGCTCTCGGTGAGTGCTTGTCTCGGTTCAGGTTCGCTGCTTGCGCTAACAGGTTCGCCGTGTGCCACCAGTCGTGCTCTAGGCGGCTGTCACGAGCGGCGAAGAGCTGTCGGACGGTCCACTTGCCTGGATGGACTCCGAGGATTCCAGCGGCTTCCCAGACTGCGTCCCAGATGCTCCGGTGAGGCTCTCGATCGTCGCCTTCTCCAGACCCGCCTCCGCTCGACCCAACATCTCGCTTGCGACCTCGTCCATTTTCTGAGCGAGAAGCCCGATCATCTTGCGGAGGCGCTGGGGGAAAAAATCGACGAGTTCCTGCTCTAGTGCTTTCGTTGCAGCGTCCAGCGAATCGCCACGAAGACCGTCAAGGAAATCCTCTTTGGACAGCCCCTTCGCTTCGATCTGCTTGGTGAGCATGGCGTAGAGAATCTCGCCGATCTTGGCGTATTGGCTTCGCAGAACCTGGAACGTCTGCGAGATGTTCGCAGCGTCCACCATGTCGAACGGCACAGCCTTACGCTCGCCGCTCTCTTCGCCCACGACATCGACCGTGACGTTGTCGCGGACACGAAGCGCCGACGCCACCGTCAACGCCACCTGCCACGGTCTGCCTTGGTCATCCCTAAACTCACGCATCCCACTTACCTCACAAGAGCCGGATCAGTCATGCGACCTTCAAGCACAAAAGACGCCACGCCATCAATCGGGTCTGTCTCGGAAATCCCAGTCATCACCGCCAGAAACGAAAACCCGGCAGCGCCGCCGTTCACCGTGAACGTCCCGCCCGTGTGCATTCGCTGGAACGCCGTGCCCAAATCCGCTGCGTCGTTCAGTTCGACAGACACGCTGCACTCATAGCCCGTGCTGTAGACCGCTGCGTAGCGACTGCCGTAGGCGTTCACGTCGATCGTGCGTGCGGATTCCGTCAGCGTCACATTGCGAGCGCTGAAGATTTGCCCGCCGTCGAGCACGATCGAGCAGTCTTTACCCAGCGTGATCGCCATGCGTCACGACGCCTCTTTGATCGAAAGTGAATAGGTCACAGCACCATCAAGCGAGATGTTTTCCGACACGCTCATGACCGTGTAGCCGGTCGGATTCGCCGCCTCAAGCGACGTGATCACGCCGTCAGCGTCGTGACACTCGATCTCCCACGTCCGCGTGGTGTAGCCAGCGAGGAACGCCTTGCGGCCTGCGCCGGTGCCGACGTTGCTTCGGTTCGAGATGTCGATCGTTTCGCATTCCTCGGTGAACGTCGCCGAGATGATGCCTTCGCCGAATGGAATCG